AACCCACACCGTACAGGAGATTGACGAACTCGGCGCTGGGTACGGAGCCGTGCTCAAGATTTAGAATAACGACCGCCCTCCCCTTGACGGTCACGCTTAGCCCAGCCCTTGCCCTTGTATACGACGGCGCTCGGCGTGAGCTGGAGAATCATCCAAGGTCCACACTCGCAGCGTGGTACGACTGGCTCAAAGCCAGACTGAAGTCGCTCCTCGATCTTGCCGCAGGTCGGACACTTGAACTCATAGATCGGCATTGGGTGTCCAGTCCTTGCCAGCCCAGTACGGCTTGCCTTCTCGGCGCTCTGCCGTGCGGCGGCAGTAGCTGCACTCGCCACAGGTCGGAGCGTCTGGCACTAGGTCACGCTTGCACTTGTTGCAGTACAGGACGCGAGAGCAGGCGCGGCGCTTGCCAAGCCCACGGATATCGCCAGGCTTGCACAGGTGCTCGATCACTTCTGCTTCCTTCGCTGTGCGCGGTTCAGCGTGGCTGGCTGCTCTGCCGGTGCTCCGAGCTTGATCTTGCCGCTGAAGATGTCAGCGAAGAGCGGCTGCCACTTGGTCGTGTAGACATAGTCAGCGTCGTACTCGTACATCTTTGCGGCCAGAGCGGCGCGGTCAATCTCGCCAGCCTGTGTGGCGATGTAGTTGAGCGTCAGCCCCTCAAGGATGCTCTCAACGCTTGGGATCTTCCACCATGACTCTTGCATCTCATCCCAGTCCAACTGACCCTCGGCGATGTAGCCGTGGTCTTTCACTAGCTCAGGCTGCGCTGTCCAGTCGGTCACGATGACAGGGGTGCCGCACGCCTGCGCCTCGATCACAGGGATGCCGAAGCCCTCACCGCGTGAGGCGAGCAGCAGGACATTGGCAGAGCGCATGATGCTGGCGAGTGTCTCGGCTGGGATGCCTGCACGCATCTGGCTGCTGTTCACCCAGCGGATGCGATCCTCTGGAGCGCCAACTGCCTTGAGCACAGGGATGAGGTTGATGCCGTCTAGGTGACCCCAGCGGTCGGTGTGCAGGTATAGGTAGGCATCCTTGTGCTGCTGTGCGAAGAGCGCCCATGCCTTGAGCATCTCTGGGAATGACTTGCGCTTGCCCTTGTTCATGGCGGTGATCACGGTCAGGTGTGCGTCCTCCGGCACGCGGAGCACATCGCGGCAGGTCGGCCCCTCGTGCGTCCAGACCTTTGTGTCAATGGCGTGTGGGATGTAGACCAAGCGGTCGCGCGGTACGCCTGCCTTCAGGAGCGCCTGCTCGCCGTGCTTGCTCATCGCCACGATCAGCTTGTTGCCGCCCTTGATGCACCACTCAGCGACGCGCGGCGGCACAGGGTCGTGGTCGATAGGAACCCACGAGACCACAGGCAGTTGGTGGTAGGCATCGTTGATCGCCACCCACACATCGAACAGGGTGATGCCGAAGCCACCCTGTGAGGCAGCCATCGCGATGTTCTCAGGTCCAGAGTCGTTGGCGTACTTGATCAGCCCCTCGGCAAATACCTGGATGCCCTCAACCTCCATGTTGGTCGGAGCGCCATAGTTGGCAGAGACTCCGACAGGGATGCCATCTGCCTTGATGCGATGCGCCAGCTGCTTGGTCTGCTGGCCGTAGCCGGTCGGTGCGACTGGCGTGTTGCTGACGATGATGATTGGCTTGCTCATGGTGTCCTCCTAACTATGCTTGGTGATCTTGCCGTGACAAACCCTACACAGCGTGCGGAGCATATAGGTCGGCACTATCAACGCGCCTCCCTGACTCAACGGCTGGATATGGTCTGCGGTGAGTGGGTTGCTTGGGTTGCCGTCGCGCTGTCCGCACAGTTCGCAGTAGGGAACCTCCTTGCGCTTCTGGATACTGAGCCTCCGCCAGTCGGCGTTGCGGTAGGGAGACGGTCCGCGATTCTTCGCCCACTCGGTCGCCTTGCGTGGTCCGCACACATTGCAGCGGTTGCCGTAGGTGGTCAGCACTCCGCAGGTCAGACATGGTCGCTGCGCCCTCATGCCTTAGGGAACGCCGGTAGCGACAAGTAGGGAGCGATGATGCGCGCTAGGTGCTCGATGGTGCGCTCCTCGCCGTCCTCTAGCTGCGGCTCAATCACCGCCCACGCCAACTTACCGAGAGACTCTTCTAGGTTCTCGGAGATGCGCGCATAGCGTGCGAGCACTAGGTGCAGCAGCTCGTGGGTCAGGATCAGGCGCTGCTTTTCAGGCTCCTGCTTCCAGAAGTCGAATGCGACGCGCAGGTCGGCGGTCGGCTGCTGTGGGTGCGCGTCAATGTCTGCCCAGGAGTCAACATCGGATGCGGCCTCTACGATGGTGATCTCCCAGTGGTCAAGACCCATGACGGTCTGTGACTCTGAGACCCACGCCTTCAAGACGGCGAACTTGTCCTGCTTAGCCATTTGCCCTCCAGTAGTGGTGGAGCAGGAGTGGAGTTGCACCACTCGTTTGTCGCTGACCGGCAATAGCCATGATGGTCGTGCGAGCGTCTACGCTGCCCCAGGTTAGACCCTGCCGATGGGAGGACACCACCGGCAGGGCGAGTGGCCGCAGCGCCACAAGGCGCGCAGCCGCACAGGAATCGTACCGCATCACTTTGTCACCCTTAGTGGGAGCGGCGACACAGGTCGGAGTGGGCAAGTCTTATCCCAGCAGGACGGCGTGGTGTCCTCATCGCCAGCGCAGACACGGCACATCAGATCAACGGCGGCGGCATACCGCTGCAACTTTGCTGACTGCTCGATCTCGCTCTCATCATTCACGCGCGAGTTGATCCAGTAGAGATCTGCATCGGTGACAAAGGTGCCGCCGTAGTAGCGCTCTCGCGCCCAGTGGATGCTCTTACCGAACTGCGGCATCAAGTTGAAGAGTGCGTTGAGTTTGACTTCTAGCTTCACCGACCACGCGGCACAAGCCTGTTGGAACTCTCGCTGCTCTTTGGTAGTTCCGTGATGGTCACCGCCAGCACGCCTCTGCCGAGCGGCGCGAGTTGAGAGAACGCGGTTGGACTTAGGTCGATTGCTCGGCTGCGAGATGTCCACGGCTTCTTCAACCCCTCCCTACACGATCCACAATAGTCGCGTACCACAACGATCACGCACTTAGTCGGATCGTCCTTACGGCAGACACGCAGTCTAAACGGTTTGTCGCCCCAGCGCCAGCGCCCTACCGCTGCGTACATGATCAACTCACCGCCTCGGCCGCCTTGTGCCTTGGACTTGTACGGCGAGCAGGTGTGCTTGTACCCACCGACGCAGTACTTCTCGCCCTTGGCGCTGGTGCTTCCGTACCAAGTTGCTACGCCGCTGACCGGCACGCCGCTTGGGGTGGTGCTAGGTCCTGCTGAACCAGTCAGCATGGTCAGCCCCAGCAGGAGCGAGACTACTTGAGCCATACCGTCACATACCCTTCCAAGACAGGAAGGTTGCCACGCTCCTCTAGCCACTGCCGCACGAGCGCACCCTTGCCCTCGGTCGGTGTGATGCAGTCATCCACCGCGATGATGCAGTCCGCTGGTAGTCGGTCGTAGATCGCTTGCAGCTCACGCAAGTGGTGCTCTGCCGCGTCTAGGCTGCCAGTCTTGTAGTCGAATGAGTCCAGGTAGAGCAGAGAGATAGACGATGCGTTGCCGAAGTGCCGGAGGAAGTCCACCGAGTCGCCCACGGTGACGCGAGCGTTCGGAGCCAGTGCGCGAGCGGTGTTGACATTGTCTGGGTTGATGTCGACCGAATAGGCGAAGCCATCCAACTGACCTGCCAGCCATGACCACACCACGGTGCTCTGGCCGTCGCCATTCCAGTTGTTCTCCTGCCGAGCGCAGCCGGTCTCAACGATGAGCGTGGGCTGGCTAAAGGATCGTGCGATCAGGATGTCGGCGATGAAGGTGAACGCAGACCATCGGCGGCTCTCTGCGAGATGCGGTGCAAAGGTCTTGGCGAACCCTGCGCGCAGCAGGGTGACCTCTTCCCTAGTCATGATTCAGCAGCTCAACAAAGTCCTCAAAGTCCAGCACGATCATGGTGCGGCGCTTGGTGCCTGGTCCAGGCGCGTCGCCCACCACGAGTGCGGTGATCTGGCTGCTGTTGCCCTTGACCGACCGGAGCCAGCCGTCGTAGCGCTCCGAGTAGGAGCCGTTGCCGACCTTGCACTGGATGACGATCCAGTCGGACATGACATCGGTCTTGCCGCCGTACTGGCCGACTCGCACACCGCCGATCTTCTCGGCGACCTCTCGCTCGAATGAGTTGCCCTTGTTGCGCGCGCGCTTGCCGCGCTTGGACTTCTCTTTGTTCTGCTCGTCAATGTCTAGGTCGCTCATCTTGCTCACTTTCGTACCAGCCTTCCTAGCCGTGCGTGTCCGCCATCGGACAGCGTGAACACGGACTGTTGCAGTTCTAGGTGACCTGCCTTGATCAAGTCCGCGATGGTTGCGCGGTTGAAGATGTGCTCGTTGAGGAAGAACCAGCCCTCTGGCGCGATTGCGTCCGAGTACCGGATGCTCAACTTGGCGAACTGGCGACCGATCTTGGGGTCATAGCACCAAGCATCTGCGCCCTCTTGCACGCACTTGATGCCCTCATCCAGCTCAGGGGTGAGGATCTCGATCTGACTCATTTGACGCACGCCTTGTGCCGCCACTCAAAGCGTCGGCCCTTCTCGTGGATCACGAGTACGCGCGTGCCAGGGAACACCTGCCGCTTAGGGTCGGTGTAGTCAATCACCTTGCCGCAGTCGGTGCAGTTCGTTACCGTCCATACCGGCGGCTTGGCTGCTCCTGCTCGCTTGGTCTTTACGCCTGCCACTGCAATGCCCTCCACATCCAGACCACTGTCGCTGCCGTGGTGAGCAGGTAGATCATTGACGGCGCAATACCTACGCCGCGCTTGATGCTCATCGGCAGACTAGCGAACACCACGAGAAAGAGCGCGGTGTTGATGACGATGAGCGTGATGCCGAGATAGGCGAAGCCGCTCACAGGTCAGCCAGTCCAGACAGCAGCGCCATTCGATCATTGGCGACCTCAATGGCACCCTCAATCGTCGGCGCTTGAAAGGTCAGTTCTGTGCCTTGTGTGTCGGTTAGAACGATTGTCCAGGTCACCTGATTCTCTTGATCAGCGAATGGGTGCTCAACACGCACAAGGCCGTCGTAGTGATAGCCGAGCTGCGCGGCTCGTGTCTCTAGTTCCGTCAAGTCTGTGTTGCTCATGATTCCTCCTCTGGGGATGCCGACCACTTGCCGTTATCCACCATGTACTGCCTGAGGATCGCGTAGGACTTCTCCGCTGTCAAGTCTGTTGTGTCTATCTGCAAGTCATACTCGGTCTGGAGGTAGCCGTGCTCGGTCACATCGGCTGCCCCTTGGAGCACCCCACGACGCTCCGTCCGAGCCGCCGCGCTGGCGAACACACGCACGATGGTGATCCCTGGGATGTGCTGCCGGAGGAAGTGCGCCTCCAAAGGCAGACGCACATCGTCAATGGCGATCGGCCGCCCTAGCGGTGCCAGACGGTTGAACGCGTCGTGCCACGCCTTGATCCAGAAGTAGGCATCCAGTTCGCGCAGCTGCGCGCCGATGTCTTGCAGGATCTCGCGGCCTGAGGTCTTGACATCCAAGCCCAGGCGGCGCTGCTCGTAATGCTTGCTCTTGTCGAAGTCCACGCCGTAGGCGAGCGATGCCACCTCACGGATGGTCTGCGCGATTGGCAGCACGATGTACCGGCTCTTGCGACGCTCCTCCAGCATCTCTGCCAGGGTGCTTTTGCCTGACCCCTGTGGTCCGACGAATGCGATGTGTGCGCTCACTTCATTACCCTCCTCACATACTCAATCCACATATGCAAGCGCTGTGGATAGCGCTCCAGGAATCCGACGGCTCGGTTGCACGGTCCGCAGAGCAGCGCTCTGACGCACTTGCCGCACGAGATCGGCGCTCCCTTTGTCCTCCGAGTGCCTAGCCCTTCGTACTGGCAGCATCGTGGGTCGTGATCGACCGTTACTGCTCGTGGCTCACCAAAGCGAAGCGGCTCCTTGCACGCACCGCACCGGTCAGCCTGTGCCAGCCGTAGGGCCAAGTACTGCTCCATCGTCATGCGATGGTTGTAGAGCGTGTACTTGAGCACCCTCAATGCTCTTGCTTCTGGAGTCTCCTTGGCTCGTCGCTCTCTCTGCAAGAGTGTCCGAGCTGAAGGGTTCTCCACTCGTATTCTCACTTCTTCACTCCAAGGATCTCTCCGATAGGCAAGAGCCTGCTCTTTCCGTCTCGTTTAAGAGAGGGTAAGGGAGAGATTCTGCTCTGCTCTGTTCTGCTCTGCTCTGGTACCGTTGACTCCCCACCTTTTCGTGCTCGCCAAGTTTGTCCACGCGAGGTCGAGGTTGGGTCGACTTGATACCGAGAGTAGTTCGACACTGCCACGACACCGTCTCCAGATTCGGTCAGGAGGCCGCTCTCAATCAACTTATCCACAGCCCTTCCGAGCCGTGATCCGATGACTGCCTTGGCGTGCTTTCGGTTCTTGAAGACTCCGCCGGAGCGCAAGGTCTTCACCTCCGCGATCAGCGTAATAAAGGCGCGGAACTGCGTGTCAGTCAGCGCTGCGATCTTGTCATCCTTGTGACTGTTGACATCCCACTTGACCCATAGACTCATTTCGTCCTCCGCTCTGTGTTAGTGGCTGGGAGAGGTGGAGGTCACCAGTCTCTCCCAGCCGTAGATGGTGCCGCTCGACTTAGAACGGCAGGTCCTCAAGCGCTGTCTCCAGCTCAGGGTTGCCATCGTGCAGCCCCTTCGCCTTGGCGGCAAGCATTGCCTCACCCTCATCGCGCACCTGGGCGTTAGTCCAGGCGATGCTGGGCTTGCGCTGGCAGAAGGTGCCGTTCGACTTGCCGCTGCACGCGTAGAACGCGTTGTACGGCTTGCCAGCCTTGCTAATACCGGCAGGCTTGAACGACCACGCCGTGCGGTGGTCTGGGCATTCGCCCTCTGCGAAGAGCATTGCGGCTGCTACGGCCACATCACTCGTAGAAACCGAAGGCTGAGATGCCTTCACAGAATCAACGGAGAGGGGTCTAGGAGCCACGGAGAGGCTCGCTCCTGTGCCTGACGCATAAAGAGACCGCCCTACCCCAATCTGGGCAGCGCAGCGGCGCAAAGCGTCACTGGCTGCTGACTTGTACGGCTCGTCATCCTGCGCGCTGTTGGGATAGCCAAAGTCCTGTCGGACGGTGGTGACCCCATCGATCACGGCGATCAAGGTGCCGTGTACTACGAAGCGCTGAGCGTCTGCGACCTTGACCTCAAACTGCCAGCCAGCCAGCCCCAGAACATCGTCTAGGCGCTGAGCTACGGCTCGTGCATCTGCGTAGGTGAAGGTCATTCCGCCGCGCCCTGGGCGCTGCTTCAGATCCGTGCCGGTGAAAGGCGCTGCGAGCGCTGCTGCGATTTGCTTACTCATTCTCGTTCCCTCCTAATACTGTGACTGGCAACAACTTTGCGGCCGCCAGATTCATTGAGTCTGCCTTTGCTTCGTGACCACTATCAAAGATCGTTCCCTTCTTGACCTCCTCTGCTTCTGCCATATACGACTTGGCATCCCTCACCCCTAAGAAATACGCCTTAGGGAATCGCGTAAAGCTTGGCGGACCATTGCGGTCTTCGCCTGGTCCGAGTTGCAGATGCACAAAGGCGTAGTAGTCGACATCTTGGTGATCCTTGATGTAGTTGAAGACGCTGACCGGATCGCTCGGCCACGGAGCCTTGCTCCACACCTTGCTCTTCACCTCAACCTTCAAGCCGCACACCTCAAAGTCACGCTGTGTGATGTTGACAAACTTGAACGGCAGGCGCTCCATTCGTAGCACTGCGGCGAAGACGGCTTGACCCATCACGCCTGTCCAGTCGGTGTTGCCTTTCGCCTTCTCGGTACGGAAGCGCAGGTGATCGCTGCTCTTCGCCTCCTTGAACATCTGCTCCGCTTCGAGCAGGAGTGCGGTATCAACAGGTACTTCAATCACGACTGATCCTCCTTGCCAAAGACTCGGAACACGCGCGCCCCTGGCTTCTCTGAGGTGAAGCGTGTGACCGCCTCACCGTAGGTGTCTGGTGCTACCGTTCGCAGAACATCCGCGATGCTCTCCCAGTCCACCTTGACGCTGCTCTTGTTGGTCTTCCAGGTGGCAAGCCACCCCTGACCCTTGACTCCTTCGCCATCGGCGATGGCTTCCTTGATAGCGATTGCCATCTCCTTCAGCGCGGCATCGGCAGCCTCTGCCTCAACCTTCGCTTCGATGTAGAGGCGAGCGATGTGATCCAGCTGCGGATCAGCCACGGCGTAGGTGTTGTTGCTCTGCGGCTTGACTTCAGCCAGCGTGTCGCTGTCGTTGCCGGTCAGAGGTGGCGGAGTCTTGGACTGCACCAACTCGCGGAACAGGACGGCCTTGTCGAACAGTTGCGTCTGGTAGACAGGGTCAGCCTCCACGCGCTCAATGCGGAACACCAAGCCAGAGAGCAGCACAGCGACATCGCAGTACGACGCGCCAGTGATGAACATCTGCCATTGAACCTGGTCGACATATTCTGGCGGCACTGGGAAGAGTTGCCAGCGGCTGCTCGTGGAGGTCTTGATCTCTACGAGACCGTCGGTGTCGCCCACGATGGTGCGATCCAACGAAGCCATCGCCCAGGGATGCTCCTTGAGGCGAACAATGCCGTTGCTCTTTCGCAGCTTCTTGCCAGTCTCGGCGGTGTAGTAGTCGGCGACTGCCTGCTCTAGCAGTTGACCGCGCTGTGCGGCCGCTCCGACTTCCTGCTCACCGACCTGCCCTGTCAACTCTGCCCAGAGTCGATATGCGGTCTTGTACGGCGACGAGCCGTTGATGGCGGTAATGCCGGTGGCGGTGATGCCGCCCTTCCGCATCTCGAACCACTCTGGACTCCGCTGCGGTGCGGATACAAACTCAAAGCGCTTGCTCATTGTGTCCTCCCAAATACTGGCTGGCTCTTGGCGATCTGGATCAGCAGCGCCCAGCAAACGCCGCAGATCTGGTCACGCTTCTGTGTTGACTTGGTCTTCACTGGACCCTTGCAGTACGCGCACCTCATCGAACTGCCTCCCAGATCACAACAGCGATAACCCAGGCGACCATCAATGCGATGGT